AGGCTGGTAAGGGATTTAATGTTGGCGAGATGCTAAGTTCTGTTGGTGCGGCTGGTGAAAAAGCAATGCCAGCATTAGCTGCGGCTCGTAAAGAAGCTAAAACAACTAGAATTAAAGCGGCTGAGTTTGCTATTAGTCGCAAGGATAAGGATCAAGCAGCGGCTCTTAATAAACAATTTTATTATGTTGTTCCAAAAGGCGGAAAAGGATTTGCCGCTAACTTTGATAAAGGGAAACTTAAAAGATTTAACTCAAAAGAGCTATATGACCTTGATTCTAATGAAGAATTTCAAGGTCAATTTGAAATTATACCTGTATCAACTTATGAAAAAATTGCAACAGAGCTTAATAAAGCTCCAGAATATGGTAAAAAATACCAAAGCAGCAATGCAGATATTTCTTTGTTTGAAGACGCTCCAAAGGAATTTCAAATAAGCGTTCAAAGAGTTGATGGAAACTACAAAGGCCCTAACATGCCGGAAAGAGGTCGATTTAACGTAGGTGAATATGAAACATACGCTAAGAGGCTCAAAGACATGGATAGCGGTCTTGATGAGTTTGGCAAAAAGATAGGAACAGCATATCAGATAGTTCAATCTGATCAGGTTACAACTCTTAATCAAATTGGAGATGCGGCTGTTGATTTAGGAAATGCTTTAGGCTTAAAGTTTACAAAAGAAATGTCAGCTTCGGCAAGAGTAAAGCGTATATTAAATGTTATAGCAGCAGAGAAAGCTCCAGAAATATTAGGAGAAGCTGGAAAAACAATTTCAGACAGAGATCGTGAAAGAGTGAAAGTAATTGCTGGAGAGCTTACACTTACAACAACACCAGCGGGTCTAAAACAAGCCTTAAAAGAGATGTATGACAGAGTTGTGGTTAAAGGAAAAAGAAATGTGAACAATGGTATATCAACTTTGAATCAGTATGCAGGTGTAGAATCTGATAAAAGAACCGCTAAGATGGTAAATGGCGTTCTGGTAATTCAGTAGGAGTTTAAATGGGTATTATTAAAGTACAGGCTCCTGATGGCAGTATGCAAGAAGCGCAAATAGCTGGTGATGAGCCAACGCAAGAAGAAATTGATGCTATAACTGCGTATTTTTCTGAAGGAAAAAGTAAAACGGATCTCTCTAGTGTAGGGCAACTTAGGGATATTGAGGAAGTAGCCAGTGACTTTGGTGGAGGACAACAACAAACTGGTTTCAAAGGCTTTGCTTCAGAGGATATAGACACAGAAACTGGCATCCAGAGGGCTGGTTTCCGTGCAGAGCTATCGCTTGCTGAAACAGATGCAGACCAAGTCCTTGTATTAAAGAAGTATGGTCTTGATGAGTCCGACTTCCTTCGTGACAACAGAGGCCGTTTAGCTGTAACGCCTGAAGGCGCAGCAAAGCTTGGCGTTGACGCAAACAAGCTTACTCTTATTGATGAAGAAGGTTTCAGTCGTAACGACATATCTGATCTAGCTGGCATTGCCCCTGAAATTATTGGCGGCATTGCTGGAGCGATTACTGGTCAGATAGCCATACCCATTCCTATTCTTGGTGCGGCAATAGGCGCTGGTGTTGGTGCTGGTGGTGGTCAGGCTGCGGAAGAAATATTTGAAACAGTTCGCGGCACACAAGCGCAATCAAGTTCTGAAATTTTGGAAGATGTGGCAACAGAAGCAACAATAGGCTTCTTGGCTGATGCTACTTTTGGTTTGCTTGGTGGGGCAGCCAGAGGGATTAAAGGCGGTCTGAAGCCAGGTAAGGGGCTGACTGACGAAGAGCTTAAAACAATCGGTGAGTCATTGGAGATGGGGCTTACGCCTACTCTAGCGGCGATTAAGGCACCTTCTTTGGTTGCTCGACAGCAAGGCATTGCTGAGAAGGCGTTTGGAACGTCTGATCGACTAAAAGCTAACCATGACAATATGCAATCTTTACTTGCAGGACTTAGAGCTAGGGTTGGTGCTGGCACAGATGAAGAAGTTGGCGATATACTTATTAACGCAACTGGCAAAGAAGCCAAAGCTCTTAAAAAAGCTGAAAGAAAAGCCCAAGAGTCTGTTATAAAAACTCTTGATGATCTAGCGCAGGATATTGGCGCGGCGGCTGAAAAAAACCTCACGCTTGAAGATGATACATTCAGAATATTAGCAAGTGCGTCAAAAGCGTTTGACGATCAAATGACTAATTTGTGGAAGCCTATTGATGCTGCTCTTGTAAAAGGAGTAGGCACAGACAAACTTATTCCAATAAACGAACTTAAACGTTTAGCCGCTGATGCTGCCGCATTGCAAAAACCTGGTTTGGCTGGTGGGACTCTCTTGGACCTGCAAAGCGCATTAAAAACAGTTAAGTCTTTAAAAGGCACTGAGTCGTTTCAACAGTTATACGCGACAAGAAAAGCTCTTAATGACATTTTAGCACAAACATCTAAAAAGACAGAAGCAGATGCTATTACGCCAATGATAAAAGAATTGGACGATATGCTTTCTGTCAATAATATTGAAGATATTATTTCTGCTTCTGGTAAGTCAGTTACTCCAGAAGGTGCGGAAATTCTACGCCGTGCTTCTGAAAGGCTCAATGTCGCTCGTGGGCAGTATAAGCGTGGCGCAACAATATTTGATGAGCTTGAGTCGGCTGGTGTTGTTAGAGGACTTAGATCAAAAACAAATGCTGGCGAAAGTCTTAGTATTGATGACATCCGCATGGACAAGATTATTAAAAACGACAAGCCAAAAGTTCTTGATCGAACCTTACAGGCAATACGTTTAGCCACTGGAGGCACTGGCAGGCAAGGGGATGCAGCGGCAGAAAATTTTAGAAAACAACTTGCTGGTGAATGGTTGCGAGACACTTTAAACAAGTCAGGCATTAATGCTTTGGATAACTATGCTCCAGAGACATTTAAAGGTGCTGGCTTTGCTAAAGCAGTTAAGGATCTTGGGCGAACAGCGGATCAGTTATTTGGGCCTGACGCTAAAAAGATTAAACAACTTGCTAAACAAATTGATAGAACAGCTTTGTCAAAAATGGATCAAGCAGTTGTTGATAAGATAATAAAAGAAGGCGGTAATGAAAACCTTGTTGGTACAATGCAAAGACTGGTTACTGCACAAAAAGAAATATTTGAAGCAAACAGAAGCTCTGCTTTTAAAAAGCTTTCTTCTGGAAACTTAAATGCAATTGAAGCAGCAGAGCTTATTGCTAATAGGTCAACTTCTGCCTCAGACATTACCAAAATTGTCAAAAGCTTTGATGCAGATCCCGCATCATTAGAGAAAATACGAGGCAATTACATGGAAACATTGATTGCTGACTTTGGAGAGTCCCTAACTACTGATGGTAAATCTTTAGGGGCTTTTGCTAACAGGCTCTTGGACGCAAATGAGGGCGGCAAACTAACTGCTATATTTGGCGACAAGATGGGCGAAGACATGGCTAAATTTGCTAGGGTTTTGGCATTGAACGCCAAGACTGCTCCGGGCGGTGATCTTGTAGCTGCTAACATTGCGGCAAGCCCTCTTCAGAATGTAGGTAAAATAGTTAGATTTGGAATCTTTACTAAAGTTTTATCATCTGGTGGGTACTATGATGATATAATGAAACAATATAGAAAAGAAATTCTTGGAGAGTCTCCAGACGAAAAAGCAAAGATACTTGGTAGGCTCATGGGGCAATCATTTAAGAACGCTTCTATCCAAGCTCCTCCTCAAGTCGTGCAAGAAGGCATAAATGAAGCAGAGAAGCAAATTCGTGCTGTAGCTGACAATTCAGGATTAACCGAACAATTGTCCGCAATTCAAAGCCAGATGAATCAGCCAAATGCAGCATCTAGTCTTGGCTCTGTTAACGTGACACAACCAACAGCCCCAGCAGGAACCAGTACAATTCGACAACAGGCAGCAGCGAACCCTGGTGTAGCTCAAACCTTGGGCATCAGAGGCCCAACGGCAGGTCTGTTAGGAACAGGAAACCCATAAAATGAACAAAGATCAGCTAAGAATGGAGCTTGCAGACGACGAGGGTTGTAAGTACTCCGTGTATTTAGATCATTTAAATTTACCCACGATGGGAATTGGTCACCTCATCCTAGAGTCTGACCCTGAGTATGGTGAGCCTGTTGGAACAGAGGTATCTGAGGAGCGAGTGCGTAAAGCATTCAACTTGGATGTAGCTGTGACCATCGACGAATGCAAAGTATTGTATCCCGACTTTGATGACCTACCCGAAGAAGCACAGCATATTATTGCTAACATGTGCTTCAATATGGGCCGCCCCCGCCTTAGTCGCTTCCAACTGATGCAAGCCGCTGTGAACGCAAGAGACTGGAATGAGGCCGCAGAACAAATGATAGATTCCAGATGGCATGATCAGGTTCCGAACCGGGCCAAGCGTTTAGTCAAACGCATCCGTGATCTAGCAAAAGACTAACTTCTATTTGCAGATCCTATTCCTGAGTTAACCATATCACTATATTTTTTTGAATATTCATCAGCCACTAATTTGCTTATTTGTTGACGA